TCTAAACAAAACATGTACGTGGTCCTGATCATGATTCCATTCTTGCAAATTAATGCCGTATGCTTGTCCCACAACTACAAAACGATGTTTAAGATATTCAGATATTTCATCGTTAATTACTTTTCGACGATACTTAACCATCATTACCAAATGGTAATTAAGCAAGTATACTGAATGCTGATTTCTATCTAATTCTATTGTTATCACCACATTTTATAGATATATACTAAATATATCATAGAACAAAAGAAAAAGCACTAACGTGCTTTAAGAGAGCGATTCATCCCCTACTTATAGAAGTAGGGGTATTCTCGCAAATTTATGGATAAATGGATCATCAGGCGTACTAGTAAAAATTGGAACATATGATAATTTATCTTGGCGCAACTCATCCATCATTGCGACTAAGCGCTCATCATTCGTCAGATAATCGGCTACTTGCATCTCTGGAGTTTTCATACTTTCAAGTCCTCAATATATTTTGCAAGTATCTCTTTTTTAGATTGTGCCCGCGCTTTTTCAATAAAGTGCTGCGGATGTTGTTTAGAAGTTCCCGCATTGGGAAAGTGAGCAATCCAACCTTTTGCTTTGTCATAACCAACATCCATTGAATAATCACCATCACTAGTTTTCAAATTACCGTGTTTGGTATGTTCAGCTAAGGGAGTCATATTAGAGTGATCGCCACTCTTTGCAACTGGAGTAACTTCTTTTAATTTCTCTTGAAAGACTTTAGCACCATCACGGGTTGCTTTTCGTGCCTTCTTTTCTTCCGTCTTTTCAAGTTTAGTTAAGTTAGCAATCAACTCTGCTTCACCGGTTACTGCCATTTTGAACAACCTCCTGAGCAGTAATTTTAGTTAGATCACGCTTTACATAATCAGGATCCATTCCCGTGATTTCATACCATTTTCCTCGCCAGTTAATTAACCAATTCGATTGAATTTCCTTACGAGTTTTGAAGGCAATTAAAAACGTGGGTGATTCTTTTCTGAATCCCACGTTTGAACTGTTTTGGACAAATTCACGGACTGATAGCTTAGGAACTTCTGCCCACACGGTAAATTCCTTAACTTTCTGATCCTTGATCGGTCGATGAGTTTCCAGATTGATCCCCATTTGGACTGAGTAAAATGTTATCCGTTCCGTCATGTTCCGTAGTTTCATCGGTATTCACCTCACTACTTATTTGATTAATAAGGCCGTCAATTCCTGATGAAAGAACTGGTCGGTAACTATCTGCAGTAATTCCTCGCTCATAGAAGTCTTCTTTCACCTGCTTCATAAGGGCAATTTTGAATCGCGGTTCCTCAGAGTAGTCAGTAGGCTTACTCTCCCATTTAATTGCCCTTGCGATCATCAATGCGGCAGCATCAACAATTATTTTAAGAATTTCATCGTCAAAGTCCTGATCAATTTTGCAGTAGTTTTTTAAATTGGCAAAGAATTGTTCATCACTCGAGAAAGTGTGGTCTGTTTCCATCCTACTCACCTAGCTTTGCTAACAGTTGATCCTTAGTATCGGTTGAAGTATAGGCAATTCCATGATCATCTAAGTACTTTTTGATTTCATCTACTGTATTAGCATTGGTTGGTTTTACGTCCGCTCCATTATTGTCGGACGGTGTTATTTTGACGCTGCTGATGGACCAGTAACGAAGTAACCAGCATTTTCATCGGCCTTCTTTACATCTAAACGAAGAACTGCTTGGAGGTATTGACCATAAATATCATTGTCAACCCATCGTACTTGAAGATCTTTCCGATTAGCTAAGATAACTGCACGGTATGGATCACCAACGAAGGCATGAGCTTCACCCTTTGCTCCAAATAAGTCATCTTCAATTACAGCAACGTTGATTCCAGAGACCGCTTTACCAGACGGACTAGAAATACTATCTTGAAGTAAGTAACGTCCATTCTTATCTTTCAATGTATCAAGCCAGTTGTAGAAGCTTTGGCTGGCAATAATCATCTTATTGTAAGCCACATCTAAATCGACATTCCAAATTTTCTTTAGGTCATCGATTGCATTAGAGCCATCAACGGTCTTAGCTGAAAATCCCTTAAAAATTGTAGCAATAGCCGCATTCTTTGTATTTAAGGATTGTTCTTTTGCGTTTCGGGCAACTAATCCAGTTAAATCAATTGCTGAATCATCAATCGATTCTTGTGAAATAGGAATTGCTCCACGATAGGTCTCAATTTGCCATGCTACCTTAAGAAATTCAGGTTTTTGAAGATCAGGATTCTTTGCAAGTTCTTCAACAGTATGCATTTGAGCAGTTGCCTTTTTAAGAATTGGATAACTACCAGAAGCAGTTGTGGCGTTAAATACTTGAACAAATTGGCTAAGATCAGTTACTGTTTTAATTTCATTTTCAGGATTGTAAATGATTGATTCAGGAATAGTAACGCTTGCGTCTGAAGAAGTAATTCCAGTAGTACCATCACGATGTTCTTGGTGAAGATATGCGTTGAAATTACGTTTTTCTTCATTTTCGTCCTCGTTATTTTGGGAACGCTTATGAGGATCTGGAGCTGGATTACCCTTAGCTGCTTTACGGTAAAGCTTAAGGTCATCTTCAATGCTCCGAACTTCCTTTTCAGCAGCTTCAATTTCAGAACGTAATGACTTAGCTCGTGTTAAGTCTTCATCAGTTGCGTCTTCATTTGAGAGTAGTTGGCGCATTTCATTAGTTTTTTCGTTAATTAATGCTCGCTTACCTTCTTTTTGAGCAAGCAATTCTTTAATTTTTTCGCGAAACATTTAATTTCCTCCTTCGAGTGTCTTCAATAATTCTTGTCGTTCTAATTCACGTAACATCTTTTTACGTTTCTGATCAGTAGCATCTCTATTTTCTTGGCTCTGCATTTGCTTAACCATATTGATCGAACGCTGACCGACCTGAACTTCTGTATCCGGATAAGCAGGTGTTGTAACTACTGATACATCGAACAAACGATCAATTTGTCGAATGGTTCGTTCATAATCAACTCCATCCTGATTAGATTCTTCCCAGTCTTGGGCCTCATCTGTGTTGGCCACCGTAAAAGCAAAGCTGCATTGATTAATAACGCCTGCCTTGATATTGGCGATCAAATCACGCGCAAATGATGTATCAGTTGGCTTAACAGTGAATTTCAAGCCAATTGCATCAGAAGATAAAGTCATGTTCACCCCTGATCGTCCCAGTACCTGGTTAGGATCGTGATTGATCGTTGCTACTACATTTGACATATCAGCATCATCGAACGCTCCTGGAGCAATTTGCTCAATAAAGCGAGTAAAGCCACCCAAAACTTCGGATGGCTTATTGTATTTGGCTGCATAACCTTCAATTACTGGTTCATCATCTTCATCAGTTGCCGTTCTCATCTGAATTGGCATCATTAACTGTCGAGTTTCCAAGTCGCTTGTCATCGATTCCACCTCCCTTCGCTGTTGATTGTTTCTGATACTCTTCTTTTTTATCAAGGAAGACAGTATTCAAGGTTGATTGGAAGCGATCTAAGTCTGGATTATCAGATTTAACTAACCCCATCCGAACTCGTCCTTCATTAGGAGTAATGACGTTATTTGTAACTCCCTTTTGTACATCGTCCATTGACATCCCTGTTTCTTTGCGTGTATCAAATTCGATGTGGCAGTTATGACGTTGCCGATCAGTCAGCATTGTCATTTCCAGGTTACTTGCAATCGGCTTGAAGTAATAAGGTAAATCAGAAGTAATGAAGTCTTCATTTAACTGTTTAATCGATTGGTTAGGACTATTAACTGCTAATTTATATGCTGGAATATGCAACGCTTTGGCAATTTGAGCAGTTGAATAGTTGTTGCTGTTAATTAGTTGCAAAACATTTGTATCAATCTCAATTGGCGAGTAATCGAATGTATCATCAGTAACGATTGGGCTACCAGCATTGCTATTAGCTTGTGCATATTCAAACGCCTTTCTAGTTTTAAGACGCGCTTCCGGACTTAACTTACCCTTAGCTTTTAGCAATCCACCTTTAAGACCTGATTTAAAGAACCGCCGTAATGTTTTAATTCCATCATCCTGTAATCCAATCTCATCAGCCAAAGATAACAACGGCGACCGGCCATGAATACCATCGTAGGTAAAGAACATAAAATGAATTACATCTTCAGCCGGCACAACAATTGTTTGGCCACCGCCTTTTTGATTGATGGGAGTAAATTCATATTTAATATTCGTCACATCAGAATCATCAATATAGGTTTGCGATGGTGGAAAATATTGTATTTCTAAAGGTACTTTTGTATGAGGATCACGAATTATCCGTGAAAAACCATCCCCTGTTAGAATCGCATTAACAGTCATTAGGAAACGCCAATGATAAGCAGATAACATATCGTTTGGGTGCTTATTCAGCAAATAATCAACACTTTTGATATTCTTTACTGCATTTTTATCATCATCCAAAATGACAATCGGAAATCGAGCTACATTACTAGCAACATGAGAGACTGCAGTCAGCACATCAGAGTTTCTAAGAGCACCGATTCCACTATAAGATGGCATATTGCTAACCCCCGGAAGAATTCCCTGATCGATATAATCTTGTGCCCAGTCGCGTTTCTCGGTATGAAATAACACTCAGCTTCACCCCCTTTCATAAGAGATAAAAGCCATTACGAATAATTCAATTGAAATAATTAGTAAGCCAATCTTCGTGGAAAATAAAAAGCCTGTAACTGCTAAACAGATACAAGCTAATAAGAATAAAATAATTGGTTCATTTAATTTCCAGAACTTCATTTAGTCACCACACTTATTACTAAATAATTTGGGATGTCTGGTTATACAAATACGCATTTTAAAGGTGTTGATTAAACTCATCAGTTCTTCAACAGATAATAATTGGATAGACGAGGCATCAACTTCTAGTTCGTTAACCTTTTTAATACCATCGACGATATCTGGGCAAATGTAATGTCGTACTTCTATATCTGTACAAATTAGATGATCACTTTGGTTTACGGTTACTGCTCCATAAAAAGAAGTAAACAATGAAATATCAGTCGACCAACGTTTATTCATTTCATGCCAATCAGCACACAAAATATACTTATCGTACCGACTTTCTGACTGAACGACCTTTTTAGAATCCGAAGTCATCATTAAACACATCCTCATCTGTTAGATAATCATCAATATTTTCACGGAAGCAAATAGCATACGCATCAAGCAAGGCATCAGCAGCATCAATCTTATTTGAATAACGGTTCTTATCAATCCGGACACCGTTGTTATCCGACTTAAGAATAGCGTTAGCAATAGCACCAGTCAGGATCTCGTTACCAGAATGACGAACTCGCTTGTCTAAAACATCATCCCTAAATTGCTTAGTTGGCATTGAAAGAGTTAATGTCCCTTGGCGAACAGATATTTGTTGCCATTCCGGATGACCTTTTTCAATCTGAGTTAACAAGGTTCCATATTGTGCCGGGTCATAACAAATTGCCTGAACATCAAGATTATGTTCTCTAACAAATCCATCCAGCCACTCATATACCCGTTCAACATCAATAACTCCGGATTCAAGCTTTGTAATTTCACATTGGCCCATCCCTTGCAACCGGACATAATCTAAGCGGTCTGCTTTAATCTTTGCTTCCAAGCCATATTTAGTGCCGACAAACGCATAAGAATCAGCATACCAATAACCCTCTTGAGGAATTAGCCAACTAATCGCATAGAGGTCAGATGATTTACCAACGTCAATACCAAACCAAACCCGTTGTCCATCAATGTCAATTGGATCAATTTGTGCTGCATTCCAAGTATCTATATCCATATAACTATCCTCTTCGGCTTGTCGCCACATATTAAAATTCTTAACTAGAACAGAATTCTTTGTTCCTTTCTGTTTAGCTTCTTTCCACCGCTTTGCTAAATACCCATATACTTGGTCTTGTAAAGCTGGGACACTTAGAATTGGATTGGATTTAATCCAAGTTCTTTTATCATCAACTTCTGATACATTATCTTGTTCAGCAATATAGGCAAAATAAGTATCATCAGTGATTTCACCTTTCAAAACCTTTGTCGCATAGGGATATTCAATTGTATGCATTGGAACATTCAAGTCAAAGCCGGCTGTTGAGATAATCATAATAAGTGAGTTATGAAGTAAGGCCTGACCGGATTCTAGTAATTCCATCATTTCAGTGGTCTTACTTGCAGCATACTCGTCCAGGATACCAACATGAGGTTCAAAACCATCAACCGTTCCAGTTTCCTTAGAAAGAGAACGAACATAAGAATAATCATCTAAGTTACTAATAAGGTCACGGTTAACCTTTGTTCCACGTTTTGTATCACCATCACTAGAACGTAGAGCATTCAAACGTTTCTTAATCATATTAAAAACGATATTCGCTTGCTTTTTGTCGTTAGCAGTACAAAATATTTGCCGGGAGAATTCGGGTGAGTTACCCATCAAGAACTCATACAATGCAATGCCGGAAATAAGGATCGACTTACCATTCTTTCGGGCCATTGATAACATTCCTTTTCGGAAGCGCCGTTCAGATGGCTTGTCTTTTTTCCACCAGCCATACATATTAGCAATAATGAACCGCTGAAAATCTGCTAAAGGATATGCCCGCATTGTTTTTGGATCCGGAAGTATCTCCATGAATTGAATAACTTTATTAGCTCGTTCATTATCATAAAAGTATTCAAAGCCATCATTATCCGCTTTTTTAAGGTCATTTAAGTATCTTTTTGCAGCTAAAATCACCTTTTTACCAGCAATTATTTTGCCAGCCACGACCTTTTCAGCATAATCTTTAGCGTAATTCATCATGAAATCCTAAACTTATCACGCAAGGATTGATGCTCTTCCTTGTCGGTTTGTGGCATATTCATCTGCAGACGTGAATTAACATTAAGCCCAAGATCAGATGCAAGACCCTTTATTGCCCTGGTTGCTTTATCAATTGTCTTAATTGCGCTATTGATTTTAGCAATGTTCTTTCTTTTCTTGGACTGTTCCTTATTTAATTGAACGGAAGCATCTTTGTAAATGCTGTACCAGGTACAATATAATTCCAATTCGCTCCGGTCCAAGTTACGCAATGGCAGCTTTCCGATAGAACCAATAATTCGCCGGTATTCCGCTTTGGCCACTTTATCTAAATGTGCCGGCGGAGTCTTTTGTAACTCAGGCAAACCATCAGCAGCCATAAATTCTGCCTTATATTTTGCTTCTTGTTCAACCACTCTAAGGTGGCCCGTTGACTGTGATAATAATTTTTGCTTTCTTGCCAAAAAGCTCACCTCCGTGCTATGATAAAAGCATCAAGAAACGCATATCCTCAGGTTTTTAACAGCTTGGGGATTTTTTAGTATCTGGCCAAAAAATGAAAAATTGTTGGAATTTATCGTGCAAAAAAGTCGATGTGCGTTCCAGCGTTTTGAAAAATCTAACCCCCGTTCAAAATGAAGGGGGGCTTATCCATTCTTGACGACCCGGTAGCCGGTAAAATCAGCCGTTTTGAAGCCGTTCAAAATCTTCTGAAATGAAATTCGTTCTTTCCGTTCACGTAATCGTTCCTCACAGACGTTTGGATCAGTCATGATAACAATGTGATTGATGCGATGATAGTTACTAAGCAATGTATCAATCCGCTTGTCTGGTAATGTCTTGATGATCCAAACGTTATTGAATGTCTGTTCTGCCTTTAGCTTTCGTAACATCTGATCAAAGAATAGTGATACATAGTCATGTACATCATAGTTAGTTTGATGCAATGGCAAACCAGTTAATGCTTGCATTAGTTCATCATAATCATAGATAAGATCATGCTCAGTCATATGTTGCTTTACATATGTTGTCTTACCACTTGCAGGCAACCCACAAACAATATTGATATTCATATAACGTTCCAATCCTTTATGATGTTTCATCCATTCACGTTTTGTTTTAATCTTATGACATCCCCGACAGAGTGATTGTAGATTGTCATTATTAAGTCGATCAATCCAATCATCCTTACTGGGGATGATATGGTCGACCAGTTCTGCATCCATTCCACAACGCTGACACAATCCATAATCACGTTCAAGTATCTCTTGTCGCTTATGCTTCCATTCTGTTGAGTGATAGAACTTAACGTAATCATTCTCTTCAACATTACGATGGAAGTTATATGCTTTGTCATTATCCTTGCGAACTATCTTGTCATAGGATACCAGTGTTGGCTTCCCATTGATAAAGGTTAGCTTGGTTGGTTTCAATATGCTCATCCCCTTTCTAATATATGTATGGCCGTAAAGATCTTTGTTGCAGTAAAGGCGCTTGACTCGCAAGAGGCAAGAGCCTCCTTGGGGTCGGCTTACTTCTTGACCTCAATCAAAATAAGTAATAAGATTAATAAAGTAAAGTTTAATGAATTCATGGGAATCACCTCCTCACAATTTACTTAGGAGGTGATTCCTATTTTTTATTGCCTAGCCGACCCCAAATAGTTTTAAGGGGATGCTTATATATTTGATGGCAAAATAAAAGACGGTAGCCAGTTGCTATCGCCTTAATTCTCTATACATTTGTTTTATAAAATTATTATTAACTTAGATCTAAGCTAAACATTATGGTTGTGGAAAAGGATTATTTATCTCTTGTGTGGAAACTATTTTTCGTTTTCCAAAATAAATTTGCCCGCTATAATCAATTAGATATGGACGAAGAAGAGCTCTTTTACGTTTGAAATTCATATTATAAAATACTGCATCATTTTCCCAATTAGTTACATACAATTTCCAAGGCTCTAAATAAAAATTTTCTCTATACATATCAATAGTCTTTGCAGGAGATAGATTCATATTCTTTTTTCGACTTAATAGGTTTTCAGAATACGCACACCCAATTTCTTGTATCCCATGTTTTGCCTGATCCATATTCAAAAAAGACATTCTTATTCTTGTTTCATTTCTAGATTTTTCTTTAACTAAACGTAATTCGAACCTATAATGTGGCTTTCTATTATGAAGAACTGTTGAAACTCCCCAAATAAATGCTCCAGTTGTACCAATAGCGCTGAACCAATCAGGAACCGAACCCCAATCTAAACTATTAAACCATCTTTTTACATTTTGAATAAGAAATTTTAGATATTCTTGCATTTTTATAATCACCTATTTAATAATACAAAATCCAAGTTACGATAGCTAGATTTGAAGATGATTAATCCAATAGCAAACTTCACTATTCATTTGAATTATTTAATCTTTTATGTATTAATTCTTCTAGTTCTTTCAAGTCGTCATCAGTAGCCAAATCACGGATAAACTTACGAGCATATGAACGATAACGATATATCCGGTTCTTATCCTTATTCTTATCGTCCCATTTTTTCTTGGCTCTTTGCTGTGCTTCACTAACCATAACATCGACCTTCTAACATTAATATGGTATACTGTATATGCAAAAGGACAAGAGCTGCTACCTCTCGTCCCTTTGCGATCCGGAAAAACGAGTTTGCTGGCTAACCGCTATTTGCGATTAGCTTTTTTTATTATCGCATATGCAATTGCAAAGTTGATACTTGCAACTGATATTGCTACGAGAGCATTAACGATAACTGCATCCTCATGTTTCCAGATAAACTCTTTCATCCATTGAACTCGCCTCCATCCGGATAGAAAGGCTGTCGCCGGATCGCTGTAGTCACTTCAGGAGTAGCTAATTCCCTTCCTGACTACATTTATATTATACCTTATTAACATATAAATAACAATAGTAAATAAAATATTTTTGAATATAAATTAAGCCGGCAAGCGTTGACCTGTCGGCTTTTTCTTTGCGGAATAAAAGACGGTAGCCAATCAGCTATCGTCTTAACTTAACCTCTCATCAATCATCTTGCGTAGTTCTAATAAATCATCCTGGCTTGCAATATCTCGTACATACTTACGAGCATATGAACGGTAACGGTAAACACGTTGCTTATCTTTATTTTTATCGTTCCATTTCTTCGCCGCTTTTAATTGCGCTTCGCTTGTTTTATTTTCTGCCATGTCACTCACCTACTTTAATATCCAAGTGGCAATACAAATAATAATAGCTAAAATAGAAAGCACAATTGAAATGTTATCCTTAGTTTCTCTTTTCATAACAGGCAAGACTAGAACATGGTATAATTTATATACACCTAAACAAGGGCCTTGTTGGAACCCTTGCTGGTGTCAGATTACTTAAATAAGAACGTCAAGATGGATATTATGAAGCTTGCAATGCTGAGATAAAATTTAATATCTTCTCGACGTTCTTTTTGTAATCTCTTACGTCTATCTGTTCTAATCTTTATCCCTCCCTTCACTTATTATAATACTACGTTAGTAACGTATAGTCGAGCGGATTAGGGATAAAACTCATTTATTTTTATGTACTTTAAAAGCCGACAAGCGTTGACCTGTCGGCTTTTTCTTTGCTAATCGTTTCCTAGTGCGTTCAGCATGGTTAAGCATGTATAACTCGGCACCGCTGTTAACCGTGCCCCACTTCTTAGTGTGACGCATCTTCATGTTCCTTGGCTTCGCTTTCTTCATACATAATACGAAGTTTCAACGTATCTCGGTATGCTTTCATCTGCTTCAATTGTTTCTTTAACAGATAACATGAGAACTCTGTTAAACGGCGCATATAACGCGTATTGTAGAATGCCTTTAGTTTTTCAATGCGAAGACCCAGCGTGTCCAGTTCTTCGTGCATCCGTTTAATGTAATCGGGTTCGTTTTTCTTATCCATGTTTATTCCTCCAAATAAAAAAGCCAGCCGGTAAGCTGACTACTTAATTAAGTACGTATCAATAAGCGATAGCAAAATGCATACGCTAAAAATAATTATCGCTACAAGAATAGTTTCTCTAAACCTCGGCACAATTAATCCATCTCCGAAAAAAGATTCATGATCATTTTCATTATAAATTGCTGCATTCCTATTAAATCTTTCTCAAACTGAATCAATAATTGTTGATTATAATTTGCGTCAAATTCTTCAGAAGAGATAGGCTGCTTTATTCCTGTTATTAAAAAGTGCAGAGTCCTTTCAACTTCTGTACCGTTTCCTTGAAGAGAATTCATTATCGATTGATATTCTTTCAAATCACTCTTAGTAGCTTTCACTAAAGACATTAATGTGCCGGCATTAAACATAACAGTATGAAGCTGTCCAAGTGCATCATTAGCAGAAGTAATAACCATAATATTTTCTTCATTTAACGAAGGTGTTCTAAATCTATGAACACTCTCTATAACAATGTTAATATCACTTATTAGTTCTTCATATAGCCTATCTTTTTTCTCTAATTCAGACAAACAGAATTGCAGTTTATACGATTTGTTTTGTGCTTCAATATTATTTTCTTTTGTCTTTTCTAATTGTTCAAGGATTCTCTTTCTATCTTCGCCCGCATTCCTTTTAGCGGTCCAAACTGCTAATCCCCAAGCTATGAACGCCGGGCCAAATGCTTTAAGCGATTCCCAAAGGATCTTTCCCCAATTTAACTTATTCATAAAATCACCCAATTAAACATAATACAAAAACCTAGCTGTATTAGCTAGATCTTGCAAGGCGATTTATATATAGTTTAACGTCATCCCGGACAAAAACTTAGTAGGGCTTTGCACCCATACAGCCTTGAAGCCTAAGTATAATCAGGACCACACAATCACCGCACCCGGTCGTAGTTTTCCGCCTACTCCTGTAACGGTATTGCTGTCCATTCATACGGTAATCCTTTAGCCGCCGAGTTAGATTACGTACTCTTCTGCTGATTACAGCACGGTTGCTACGAGACTATCAGAGTAGCATGTAAATTTAATGATAAAGGAGATCTTCCAATCTTCCAAAACGCACAAACCAAATTTAATCGTTACCGTAAATTTATTTTTGAAGTTAATGATAGTCTCAACGTGGATTATGGGACTCAAACCCATCGGTCAGTCAAACATCTGATCCACACTAGCTTAACAAGAGATCCCGTGTGATATTAGGTTAGAAATCTCTTTCCTTATAAAAGCCAGAATCCAAAATTTAAGTAGTTAAAGGCGTGCTCAGGCACAATTTGGGGGTCACAAGGCTACATCGCTAACCTTCCGACAATACTATTCTAGCACCTAAAAAAGGCCCCGTAGTTCACTCATAGTTCACTGTTTGTTCACTCGTTGTTCACTTTTTTCGTCCACATACACATGAAGGTCTTCTAACAAGTCAGCATCCCCGAGCAAACTAGTATATCTCTCCAGCGTATCCGCAAACTCACTACAAGCAATTTTTAAGTAATGATAGTAGCGAGTCTTCTCATAACCAATTTGATTGGCGATTTCACGATCGTTTTTATTCTGAATAAACTTAGCAATTAATATCCGTCTGCTTCTAAGACTACATGCATTGAGTGCTTGGGCGATTGTCTCAACTAGAAGATGGTAATTAGCAACTTTAACCATTTGATTCTCCATCGAATTACCAGCGGCAGTTGCTCTTGGCATTCCGTCAATCTGTGGGGATGTTAACTTGATCCCTCCACCAGCTAAGCGGCATAAGCGTTCATACTCGTCCTTGAAGAAGTAACGAACATTGTCAGTAGTTCCGTCAACATCTAATTCCTTCAAAAGCCCCACTTTTAGCACTCTCCCCGTTTTGATATAATTATATTGTTTGATAGTTGTGAAGAGCGTGCCATTGACGTGGTGTGCTTTTTTATTTACAACATACTAATTATCCAGTGCCATAAAAAGATATTGGCTAAAATCAAACCGCCTAATATTAAGCCACAAATACAGGCACAGAATAGAAGGACAACTACACTGATTAATCCACCAAATGCTTCTTTAACTTTATTAGTCATTCTTTCCCTCACGTTTAACTTTATTATTCTCTCGCCGCTGTCGCTTTTTGCGTCGACGGTTTTTACTTTTACTTTTTGACTTGGCCGTGCTTTTGTACCTCTCTTGGTATAATCACAGCTCTGGGATGACCAGTTGCATATTTTTGAGCATCATGTAAATCTTCAAAGACATGAATTAATTCGAGCTTACCGTAATCATCCAACTTCATGTCTTTAACAACGTAGACGATTCCATAATCGCTTCGCTTGGAAAATTCATCTCTGGCAATTGCTTTAATTGCTGTTACCTGTGCTTCGTTAAATAACATTCTGCTAGTAGCTTTTATCCCACTCCCTGATTCAGAATAGACTACATCGCCATCATATCTAATCATTAGCTGTCCCCCTCATATAGATAATTCTTGCATCTAAGTTTTCTAAATAAGCTTGCATTGACCTTAGTTGAGCATTTAGTAGTGTTAATTCCAACGGGGATGAAAGCTTAGGCCCATCTTTAACAATAAATTGAGCTAATCGGTCGATCTTGCCTAACAGATCCTTTCGCTCCTTTGATAATTGCTGAAGTACTTTTCGTTTACTTGTCATTGTATTTCCTCACTTGATTAGTTCGCCGTTCCTCAAAGTTTGCTTGTTTTATCGATAGGACAGTTCCCAAGATAAAACCAACCGTAAAAATTAGGACGGCGCTGATAATTAATAGTTCTGTCATTGTGCATCCCCTCATTCATCAATAGCAACTAGTTTGGCCATATCATCATATTTAACTCTTAAACGTTCTAAGTGGCCAAGATTAAACCGAGTAACAACAATCTCGTCACCGTAAAGAGACTGATTAATAATCTCCCCGATAGTTTCCCGTACTGATAATTTGAGACCGTTATGAAAAATAATTCGTGTCTTCATTAAGCAATCACCGGATACTTAATCTCGCCAAACGTTTCTTGCTCTAATTGCTGAATGTACTTCTTAATATTATTCTTTGCTTCTACTTGCCATTGGTTGTTATCAGCCATGAATAATGCTGATTGCATCCCCTCACGCATCCGGAAGATAAACTTGCTTGCTGGCTGATCGACCTCCTGGAATGTCCGGAAAGGAATTAACTTAACGGGATTAGGTACTTTCACCTCATCGACACTAGCAACACCAGAATTGATTTGAACGCTCTGGCTTACACCATCATCAGTTTGTTGATGAATGCTTTCATCACGTAGATTACTAACAACTTTAAGAATAATATTTCGGTCGTCATTCTCCTCAAAGTGAGATTGTAGCATGATAATCATCTTTTCCTGATCTAAATAATTCTCTAGGTTAAGACGATCAACGACTGCCCGAACCTCGGCAAAACAAGGACGTTGACCGTGACCATTCAACTCACCGACTACCTCGACCTTAGTTGGACTAACAACATGGATTTTGATACTGTCATAAATTTCCTGAGTCTCACTTTCCAGCCATTCAATCAGGCTAGTTAATTGGTTCAGTTGGAGGGGATGAGCAATAATCGGATCATTAAGTAAGGCTGCATCCCCATCATGATCAAGAAGATACTGGCGACCGTTTAAGCCTGTAATGAGCTGATTGCCATTAGCATCAATTACGAGTTGTTCAAATTGGGTTAATTCACCGTTAATCTTTGTTTCCATGAGTTAGTTCTCCTTCTTTTGCAAATCAATAACCTTGCGCTTTTCTTCTTTTTCGACTTCTTCAACTGGTTCGCCAGTATCTGTCTTAGCTTTACCATCATCTGGATCGATGTAAGTTTGACCCTTAACTCCTGACTTTAATTCGTTAACGTGAACCTTGCCGTTAATATCACGACCTAAAAGCATCGTAGTTGGCACTCCCACTTCTGGAGCAAGGGTAGTTTTAACTTCAACGGTGACGTCTGAGGCATCCCGCTTCTCATTAGGGGCTAACGTGATATTAAGTTGCACCTTCCGCTTTTTAGTTGGATCCGTATTGGGATCAAGGATATTGTCTGCAACTTGTTGCAATGCGCGGTTAAGCTTAACTTGCACACCACCGTCGGCTATTTCTGATAAATCAAAATTGATTGCTTTCTTCTTACTCATAACTCTTCTCCTCCACGTCAATAAACATTTGACCATCTTCACAGTAATAATTAAGTTCCCAGCCATTGCGTCTCATCAAATGAATTAACTTCTCAGCAATTTTTCGCCCGTCAATGCCAAGATTAAACAAATGATAAAGTTCAGGTTCCATCACAAAGTCATCACATCCTAGGGCTTCCATATCAATGGGGAGATAAAGCCGATTGTAATGACCTTTATCATGTAATTGATAAGCCAAGTTAACTTGCATGATGTCGAATAGCTGATCTTCTAACATCTTTTGATCTCCCTGTCGCCGTTTAGCAACATATTCATGTCGTAAGTAGTTCTTTAATTCCATCGTGATCTCCTATTTTCCTTTTTCTTTTATCTTCATCATGACCCTAGCAATTAGCATCCCTGTTTTAGATAAGGCTGTATTGTCAAAATGTAAACCCATATGATTGATATACATTGATTCAGCCCTTGTAACTGCTGCTAGGTTTTCAATCGCAAAATTTTTCTTATTGCCATCGAGGAAGAGAATAACCATCCCCTCCGGTAGTGTTCGCTTGTAATGCTGTTGCCATAAATATTTCTGATAAGGAATCCAACGCTGATACCGTGGTCCTTCATCAGATACCTTGATATAGGTGTAACCATTACGCGCTTCACGGAGCGTACCCAGCGACTTGTATTGCTTTGGAATATGACCTTTCTTAAACCTCGTTTTATGACTATTACCGCCAGCAGACCACCTCATTCCCGTATTCCAGGGACGGTTTCCCTTTTGAAACTGACCTTTACTATTTCGTTTTTGGTTTGTCATCGCCATTAATTCCAATCATATGTGGCAGCGTCATATTGCTATCAACTCGCCGGTCATAGATTTCCGCTGCTTTAAGGACAGTATTAGCGTTGTTAATGATCGTATTCCCCACATCGGCCATCGCCTTAGCACGATCAATTTCGTGGCTTAGCTCCTCGGGCTTGATATCATCACGGTCAAGCCGAGTTAGTTCGTTAAAAAGTAAATCATTCAAATCTTCAAGGCGGTTACTTGCCATTTTTAAAAACATCCCTTCCGCATTTTGGGCACTGCTGCCGAATGCTTTTATTTATTATTCGATTGTAACTAGCAGCAAGGTGATACCCACACTTGCATTTAATAATTGTTTGTTTAATTCTTTGATCTCCAGAAGACAGATAATCGACAATAAAGTTTTTACTTAGAATATTTTTAAGTTTCTTGCGAGGATTTTCTGTTTTTTTTGAATCATGTAGACAGCAATAAGCACAATTGCCAGAAAAAGTTCCTTTAACTATTGACTCAGCACGGCGGATAGTGACCTGACCACACTGCTTACATTTCAAGTCGACTTTTTCATTGATGGTTGATGGAATTGAACTGACCACAAAACTTTTTGCATACTTTTTACGAAAATGGTACTGAAATGACTCACGTACCATTTTTCGTTTATCCTCTCTTGAATCGGCTGGTGCTAGTTTTAAAACTTTCCCTGGATAAAACATTACAGCTCAGCCAGTCCTTTCATAATAATGTCATTATCTTTGCGCTTCTGTTTCCTTAGTAAATGGATATAGGTCTCTTGGGTTGTAATCGTATCAGCATGTCCTAAGCGATCAGCGACACTTTGAATCGATACGCTATTAGAAATCAAGAAGCTTGCGTGGGTATGCCGTAATCCATGAACAGTTATCGGTAAGCCATCAAAGTGCAAATACCTTTCTTGAATACTTTTTAGAACGTCGTTAACTGTGGAATTAAACCGAATACCCGCTTTTCTAAAAATAGGCTCATCATCGTTAACGCCAACTGCATTCCGCTTAAAACACCGCAAAGTATAGTCATCAACTTCAATTGTTCTTACTGACGAAGAATTTTTCGTCGGTTGAAAGCCCTCATCAGTTTTGTAATTCCAAGTCTTATTAATGCTGACAGTATGCTTATCAAAATCAATATCATCCATCGTGACTCCTAAACATTCGGCATATCGAAAACCTGTTCGTAGCAGAATATCAATAAAGTTGGTATAAGTACCATCGTCTTTGCGGCAAAACTCATCTAGCTTTTTCATTTCAGATATTTCTAAATACTTTCGACTGTTCTTGACAACCTTCTTGGTAGTGACAATCTTAATCCGGTAAGTCGGGTCCTTATCAAGCAGTCCGTCATACTTTAGATCGCGAAATGGTTGGTTAATGATATGAACAAAGTCCTCAACCGTCTGTTTCTCATGCTTTTTGCCATAAAGATTAATTAATTGCTGATACAATTCTCGTGTAATATCACTAATTTTAACCTTTGGCCATAGTTCCTTAATAACTTGATTGGCAATGTAATACTTCTGGAGCGTTACTGGCCGAACCTCATTTTGTTTGTAGGTAACAATCCAATCATCAAAGTATTTCCAGAAAAATGTGTCTTTAGTCGTCAAAACGATCAACCCATTCTGTAATATCAAATTCTCTCTTGAATAATTCATGATGAGGGCACTTAATAACCTCACTATAAGCAAGATAGTTATTGCTATCATTACGGATAAAATAAACATCCTTAGCCCGTCGACTAAGTGAGTCACAATGTATAGCCACACCATTCATTCCGCGGATTGCCATGTTGAATAGCAAGAATGGGATTGCCCGATCAGACATCTCCTCCGCTTGATACCAACACGAGCGAGGATCGTACGTAAAAATCGAATTATGGGTCAGATCATTCCACCAGTGTTTGATGAGAATTCCACCTGTGCCAGCTGCCACTTCATAATAGGCGTTGTCGTTGCTTTGTCGCGCTGTTAGCCGATTGAGCAGGGTCGCCACGCTATCGGGGGTGAAGTCCTGCTTCTTACTTTTCCTCTCTGCCTGCTCATCTTCAAAGTATTCATGAAACCAATCAAACTTTAGGTCAGTTGATACTGCTAAGAACTGCTTAAATAGTCCTGGTCGTTGCTTATCATCAAGCATTAGCTGGAGCATTTTCTCCGGTGCCTTATAAGATTCTTCAATTCCAAGGAGCTTATTTACTGTCTTTACGTCAAACTGCATATCGTCACTCCCCTAACTTGTAAACGGGAATCTTTGGCTTAGTGCCAGCAACAACAACCGACTTTCCGTTGTAAACATCATTATCATGTTGAACTGCTGCAAGATTAGTTAATCCCTGTTGCTGATAACGATTTAAGATCGAACGTAAGTATGCAAATGTTGGACGATCAGCATTCTCAAACATGGAAGTGATGGCAAATGCTACCACATCACCACCAAGTTCATTCACGAACGCTTTTAATTCATTTTGTGATTTTGGGGATTCGAGCTTTTTATAATATGAATTAAGAGTAGTACTAGTAGTAGTATTTAAATTATCTTTACTCTTACTTAACTTAACTCTATCCTTACCTAACCTAACCTGAGGATCCATTTCGGTTCCATTCTGGTTCCAATTTGGTTCCATGGAGTTAAAGTCTTGTTCCTGTTGAGGTTGAGAGTTTTTACTTAAAATTTGATTTTTATTTTTGGAACCACTTTGGATACAGTTTGGTTCCATTTTGTCTCCATCTTGGATACATTCTGGAGACATTTCGGTTCCAATTTGGTTCCGTTCTGGTTCCAAATCGGATACAAATTGGTACCGTTTATTCTTATCAAGACCAATTAATTTCATGTCGTCGGTATAAATTGTCGGGGTATATCGATCCTTTTTAACATAGTTGGAAACTAACCAATCTTTAATGACGACTACACCATCCTCAAAGACAATCAAATAGTCCTTCTCAACGAGTGCCTTTAAATCGTCTTCACTAGCGCCAATCATGCGTTTAATTGACTTTGGGTTGCCAACAAAACCGTCATCATCAGCATTCATCCCCAAATGGAAGTAAAGTGATTGAGCAGTAAGCCCCATATCAAGGAACTTATCTGTCTCAGTAACCTTCTGACTAAACATTCTGCGCTGTGCCATTGTGTAACCCCCTAGTTGTCCTGGTAAATCTGCTTAACTAATTCATCAAAGTCTTGAGATTCGCTTAGCCGCTTAAGGTGGTAAGCAATATCTTCTGCTAACTTCATATGATGACTGTACGTTTCTACATGCTTAAATTGATCACATAAATTACAAACAAAAATAGCTTGATCAATCACATTGTTAGCAAGTTTTTTAACTTCTGTTGCAGTATCTTTTTCTGTCATATGTTATAATCTCCTTGTAGATTTCTTATCCAGTTATTGGATTTTGCCATCGGTGTCTCCAGCACCGGTGGCAAAATCCAATAACAAGAGCAAATAAGTAAATAACAATACCAACACTCCATCGTAATCGCCAGCGCCTGCACAGTAAGCAATCCAAACACCAAGCAACATTGCGATGATCTTGGAATTAACAATCTTTTTTAATGTCATTTGATTACCCCCTAATGCTTCTTCTGATACTTCTTTTTGAATAGTAGTGGTCGATCCCTTTCGTAAAGCAGACTGTACGTCAGTGCATACAACATACACAATGCAATACTTAATATGGGTAATGTAATTAGCCACGCCATTATTCATCCTCCTTCAAATGAGGATCAAGCATTCTTTTCCGGTATTGTTCAGACCTATATCGCAAAAAATCCTGAAAACGATTTTCATCAACATAGGTTCGTTGACCACCATCATGAATAATTGCGTTCCGATAGTCCGGCAGCAATGAGCATTCTTTACACCGGCTATAGAAAGTTCCTTCTGAATAGCCATAATCTGCCATGATCTCTTTTTTCGTTTTCCAGTTATTTGCCATCATGTTAATCAACTCCTAAGCTTCATCTAAAATGAAATCGATCAATTTTGATAGTCCTACTGCCAACACCAATAGCAGTAGGGCTTTTTTCTTTTGCTCGCTCATTACTCCCCTCCTTTCATCGTCTGCTATACTTAATTCATCTCCCTATGAAAGGAGGTGATTACATCAAGGCACTCAAACGAATACTATTGCGTTTTCTTGTCAGAATTGGTGCATTGTTTTGCTGCTTAGTTTTGCTACTAACTGGCTCTTATTCCGTAGCCCAAGTGTATTCAACTGCTAGCAAAGGTTCTGCACTTTATGAAATTGAACACTCAAATTTGCTTATAACGATAATTGCGATGCTCCCAATCTACCTAGTTTGGAATTTATTTGTCATATTGATTGAAGTTATATCAATTTCCATCAGCAACTATAAACTTTCAGAAAAGTTAACAAATAGATTGTATAGATTAGGAATTCTTATCTCCTTGGTAGTATCCATGCTCTATACAGAAACAGCTGACCAGTTTCAGTTACTTGCGACACTTATCTCGTTTTGCTTGATATTCCAATTTCTTATCCCAAACGACTTTCAAAATCTTCTTGTTGACATAAAGAGAAACGCTCATCAAAAGCGGGCAAAGCACAAAAATAAGAAAGAAAATCAATAGCAAATCAAGCACTTAGTCACCTCCCTTGGGTGGCTTTTTTATTTTTTTGCTCTACCACTCTCATCCCTCCTCCATCCCAGCGTAAGCAGCGAACTTCTTCCGCCATTCATCTGCTTTGGGACCATGTTGATGATTTTCAATTACTGTTCCTACATAAACTCGACTTAAACCAAATTTTTCAGCAATTGCTTTTTGCGATGATGGCTCTAAGTCAAGTTCTCTATTACGCATAAGTTGTACTTTTAGTCTTTCTTTGTAAGAAAGCTCACTCATAGCTTCACCTACTTTCTAATTTTCATTGTTAAAATCTACCAATGGTGGTAGACTATGTGTATAAAAATAAGCTAACAAATTAGCTTAATAGTTAGATATAAAGTGTTGAAAACATTATCAATTAAGGTTTTGACTTTGCTAATTCATTAACTTACAATGTAAAGTATATTGCCTTATTTGGTAGATGTCAACATATTTTTCTACCTTTTTGGATAGAGAACTATTAGTTTAAGGGAAGATTAATATTATGGCTGAAATTACAGTATTTGACAGAATTAAGAGGCTAGCTGATAAACAAGGTAAGTCTATTGTGGACGTAGAAGCTGACCTCGGCTTTAGTAAAAACTATCTTTATAAATGGAAAAAATCAGTTCCATCATCAGATAAACTTGCAAAAGTAGCTGATTATTTCAATGTCTCAACTGACTACCTTTTAGGGCGAGATACAAAAGAAACAAAAACAGCCGACCTTGCAGACGAAGATACTGTCTTCACCTACGAAGGCCGGCAAATTCCACCAGAAGATCTGGAATACATGAAACGGTTATTGCGTGGTGGTAAGTAATGTTGTATCAACAAGCTGAAGAAGTTTGCGATTATCTATTAGAAAAAGCTAGAGAATATAAAATTGACGTTGTATGGGATCACTTTTCTCCCTATACTCCACCCGGTAGTAGTTACAAATATCGGCGTGTAGTAATGAATCTTGATTGGCATAGGCCTGAAGAAATTGTATTCCAATTTGCTCATGAATTAGCTCATGTCATTCATGGAGATGTTGGGGATGTGGTGTTCTACCATGCCAGTTTTACTGGTAAAGAATCAGTAGAGTATAAGGCAAATGTCGGTGCTATCAAACTTCTAGTCCCATTCTACTGCCAGGATACGGATATTCAATGTGCTAATAGTGAAAACTTTATGCAAGCTTTTCATGTACCTCACTACCTTGCTAGTGTCGTAAGTGAAAAGATCCGAGAATATTATAAAAATTAACCTACGTCCAATCGTGATCGACGTTAAAAGCTATTGGGGAGTAATTGAAAATGTCCGAAAAGAAAAATACGAATGTATCGACAGATACAGAATCAGAAAAGGTAACCAACTACAACGAATATCATTTAAACAATGACGTTTCTTACTACCGCCGTTATACAACTTATCAGTGGGTTACAGGTTTAATAACAATATTGCTTTTATTTTGGAATGCATTTATAGCTCTTATATTTTGGATTGTTGCTTGGAACTTAGAGCAAAAAGTGAAAGTGTCCCCTATTGATGGCAGTATTTGGTTTATTGTCCCTAAAAAGGAATGGACAGAGTATAGACAGTCACACAATTTGCCGATCTATAAGCAATATTACAAAAATCATGTTGCTAAATTTGATAACGATCTAACGAATAAGAAAAAGGTCGAAGCTGCAGAACAGCATAATCAGGAACTGCAAGCCGAATATCAAAAAATTGCTGCACCATTTAAGAATGATGGAGCCTTAAAAGTTGGAAGATATTACTTTGACCCTAGTAGAGAAGAAATACTTATGGACACAACATTGTTGGACAAACACTATAAGGTATATAGCTTCTCTGATATTGTAAGTTATACTCCTATTGAAGAAGGCCACAATCAAACTAAGAAACACGGTATCACTAGAGCCGTAGTTGGTGGTGCCATTGCTGGTGGTGCTGGTGCCATTGTAGGAGCCATTACCGGAGGAAAAAATTATGATTACATCGATAAGCTTGGAGTTGTAATCACCTTTAGTAACAATGAGAATATCCGTTTGATATTTTTGAACTCTGAAACAAAGAAAGGCGGTTTTGTAGCAAATGGGTACTACAAACAGTTCCATGATGTTTGCGGTGTTCTCGATGCCACAATTAGTAAAAATACTCAACGCTTACAGTTTGAACAGCAGAAGAAGCTTGCTAACCCAAGCTCAAGTTCTACTTCAGCAGCTGACGAAATTGCTAAATATAAAAAGCTTGCTGACGATGGAATAATCACGCAAGAAGAATTTGAAGCAAAGAAGAAGCAATTATTAGGTTTATAATTCGGGGGATTTTATGAAAAAGATAGGTTTAATATGTGCAGCTCTGTTAACGTGTGGGAGCTTAGCAGGATGCGCTAAGAAAATTAATAATGTTAAAGCATATAGTACAGAGGTTTCCAGTAAGGTCACCCCTGCTAGTGGAAGTAAAGATTACCAGCAAGGTTTGATGAAGATCAAAGGTACCTCATCCGCCCCTGACGGCTACCAAGTCATGGCCATCAATAGCGACGGTAAAAATAACCTTGTTAGTGGTAATACTTCTATGGCTGGTCACGCTGTTGTTGAGAATGGCAAGTTCACTGGATATGTTGATCCGCTGCAAGCTAACAAAAACGCCAAGAAAGGTACCAAACTGAAATACCATTTCATTGCCGTTAAGGATCCCGATAATTTGGGTCAAAAAGATAAAGCAGCTTTTAAGCAACAGGTAAACAAAAAGTTTGATGCAACCACCATTAAGCTGTCCTTCGATCCGACTACATCATACGTCCAAACCAATGTCCAAAACGCTTTAGGTAAAGGAGCAATCGTTTCTAAGAAATCCAAGACTGTTTATACCATTACGCCAAAGAAAGACAGTGCCTTTGAAGACAAGGTTTCCCAATCAATGTATAGCGATAAGGACCAATGGGCAGATATTACTAAGCAAATTGATAAGCTTTCAGCCAAGATTAAAACGCCAGCTGGTAGAGTCGCCCTTGTCCTGATGAACCCAGAAAACCACAAGAAGTTCCTATTCGTTTCTATTGGTGGAAAGACTAAGTTCGACGCAATCACCAGTGGAACAGTTAACAGTGATGCTACCAAGGCTTCAAACATTAAGTCATCTAACGCCAATGCTGCCAGCTCTGGTTCTGCAAGCAGTAGCGGTGATGGCGACGATGATGGTAATGATTTTGAGCTTGGTGTGATCATGGGCTGGTTGCTGGCTTATGACGAGGAATACGGTGACTACACCGACACTGATGCAGACACTGACTCCAGCAGTGACAGCAATAACAACTACAACGACGATAGTGATAACGACTCCGACGAATACAGCTACAACGATTCTGACGATGATAGTTCCAGTGATGATCAAGACAGTCAAAGCAGCAGTACTCCTGCACCTGAACCTGATTTCGATGATGACGATAGCTTTGCTTACTAAGCACTGTCGGGGATGACGGAAGTATTTCGCATAACTGATTTTTAGGGGAATAAACAAAATGAAAAAGTTAGGTTTAATTTGCGCCACTTTGCTAGCTGGGCTGTCATTGTCAGCCTGCAATAACCTGGCGTCACAGCAGTCAAAATCATCAAAAATGAGTAGTCTTAAGGCTGAACATTCTAGCTTAATTGCAGAATCTAGGAAACAGGCCAAAAAGAATCATAAAAACAAGCATAACCATAAACAGAAGAACGCAAATTCAACTACAAAGGCCTCCAATAAAAAGGATAGTGTAACTAGTTCTAGTTCAAATAATAGTACTAAACAAGCCACCCAGAATGATTTGCGTTCTTCTGATAACGGCTCAGATACTGCTGCTAGTTCTGCAGCGTCGAGCACTAGCAGTAATAACAATTACGATGCCACCGATTCATATAATGGCGACTCAAGTCGTTATCGTAATGGCACGCGAAAGCCAAGTACCTTTAGTAATAATCAAGACTACCAAGCCTATTTAGCTTACTACCAAGGATATAATTACGATAAGTCCACTGGGCAGATGACCCGAATGAATGATCAGCAACTGAATGATATGCGCCAGCAAATGAACCAAGATGGTGGTCAAAGTTTTGGGCAAGGAGGCCAATGATGAAAAGACTAATTCTAATTAGTACCGTATTGCTTGCCGGGCTATCACTCTCTGCTTGTGGAAATAATAATAAGCAAGCTGCTAGTTCTTCAGATAGTAGCAAAGAAAGCAGTCTTAAAGCGGCTAATGCTTCCCTTAAGCACAGGATTAGCCAGCAGAAAAAACAGTCTAAAACGAATAGCTCATCAATTGAGTCTTCCTCTAGTAGTTTCTCAGATCAACAGTCAGCTAATACCAGTGGTTCATCTTCTCAATCTCAGGCATCTTCCACACAAGCAAGCAATAATCAGGGGTCGCAAAACGTTGATAACTTCAATGGTGATATCCATGACTTCATAAATACCTACGGCGAACTATGGCTGCTTATAAGATAGATCATGGGATGTCCGTTAAAGACGCCCTAAACTCTACGCCTGATGATATGAAAACATCTGGTGAACTGCAAGACCAATACATGATGAATGGTGAGCAGTAACAAAAAAAGCATCCCCCACTGGTGCACGGGATGCAAGAAATTTTTAAGGAAGGAGTAATTAATTCATTATCGTTATGCAAGCAAACGAATACATTAAAAACCGGTTAGATGATCAAATTAACTGGTATGACAAAAAAAGCGCTACTCAAAAGAAATGGTACTATCGTTCAAAATTAGTTACACTAGTTTGCACATCTTCTATTCCTGTTATATCAGTAGCACTCAGACATCAATCTTTTACTGTTATTATTACTGCATCAATTGCCGCAGTAGCAACTGTTACAGAGGGAATCTTAACATTAACAAAGTGGCACGAAAAATGGATAGCCTACCGTTCGAACGCCGAAACATTAAAGCATGAAAAATTCGCCTACTTAACCTCTTCAGGAGCTTATTCTAATATGAGCGACGAAGAAAAGTTTCATAATTTAGTAGATCGCACAGAAAATATTATTTCTAATGAAAACACTAATTGGGCATCTCTCGGTAAAAAGAAAGGAAAGACTATTTAATGAAGCATAAATGTTTTATCTCGTTTAAAACCGAAGATATTTCTTATAAAAAAGCCATTCAAAATGACTTAGACGTCGATATGATTGATAAATCACTCAACGAACCAATTAACTCTCAAAATGAAGATTATATAATGCGCAAAATTCGAGAAGATTATCTAAAAGATTCTACAGTTACAATCTGCTTGATCGGGAAACATAGTGCAGAAAATGATTTATTTGAAAACCAACATTATATTAAACGAGAATTACAGGCAAGTTTATATGATGTTCCAAATGGTATCCTGGGAGTTGTTCTACCGGATATGACAAATCAGATTTATAAAGGTACTTATACTTGTGAGGTGTGTGGTCAAGAGCATAATTATGTAAAGATCGATGATGATACTGTTATCAAGGAATTTAGTGTAAACTACTATATTCCAAATCACTCTGGATGCGCCTGGAGTGCTGATGAAAGATATTGTGTTTTAGTCAAATGGGAAGACTTTGTTAAGGAACCAAACACATACATTGAAGCAGCCTTTGATAAAAGATCTGAACCAGTTAAAAATAAGATTACTGTTTTTCCGAAATAATTCGGTATGTTTTTTCAAAGATTTCTTTTTTTACTGGCCATTGTTCTCCTTCGACTCCAGTAATAATCCAATCGCCGGCATTAGCATGCATTACACCTTCAAGAGTCTTAATATCTACAGGCTTTTCTGTTTGATAAGCTTCAACCGGTATACTTTTTTTAACCACTTTATATAATTTCATATTTTCTACTTCTTTCTACTTTTACAAGTTTACAAATATTATAGCATTAAACAAAATTGATTAATTGTGTTTTGTCCAAACCCTGATAACGTAAAAAGCTGGTAAATGAAAAAAGCCCATCCCCTACTGGCATAGGAGATGGACCGAGGGTTGATAATACATTGGTGTGTGATATCAACCCTTTTATTATAACAAATTTATAATAGGAGGAACAATTATGTGGATAGAAAATCTACCTGACGGACGTTTTAAGTTTAGAGAACGGTATAAGGATCCTTTAACCGGCAAATCATTTAAGGTATCTGTTACTGTAGCAAAAAACACAACTCACACACGTAAAGAAGCACAAATTAAGCTGGACAAAAAAATAACTGAAATACTTAAAAGTATTCAATATGGAAAGATTAAGCATGGTATTCATCTTAAAGAACTTAAAGACGAGTGGCTCCCAACTTATAAATTAGAAGTCAGAGCTAATACTTATAGTAATGCTGAAAGCCGTCTGCGTCGTGTAATGCGAGATATTAAACCTGATACTCTAATCGAAAAAATTACGCCAAACTATTTAACTAATTATTTTAATAACCTATTGTATAAACAAAATCTTAAAAATGGAACAGTAAGCCATATCAAGCAAACATTAAACGTTATGTTTGACTATGCCGTAGTACACGATTACCTAAAAGAAAATCCCATTCAAAAAGTTAAAATCCGCTACCGCAAAGAGGATGGTTCAGCTAAACCAAGAGATAAATTTTTAGAAGATGATGAGCTAAAAAAAATTCTTGAATTTGAATATCAGGCCGGTAACCCATATGGTCGATTTTGTGAATTCCTATATCTCACTGGTCTACGATATGGCGAAGCTGCCGCTTTAACTTTGAAAGATATTCGAGGAAACAAAGCAACTATCTCTGGAACGCTTATTAAGCTCCCTAAACAACCGGCCTATAAGCAAAATTCAACAAAAACACAAGCAGGTACACGAACTATAACTTTGCCTAAAAGAGCTATTAAAATTTTGAAAGATCAAGAACAGGAATTCCCTAATAATGAATTTTTGTTTTGTACTAAACAAAAAAACTTTATACCAGAAGTAACTCTTAACCATCAATTAAGACGAGCAAAGAAGAAATTTGATATCGACAAAAAAGTTGACTGCCATATTTTTCGTCATACCCACGTCTCTAAATTAGCTGAACTAGGAATTCCGCTCTATGTAATTCAAGATCATGTTGGACATGCTGACGATCAGACTACTAAGTTGATTTACCTACACGTAACAAAAAAAGCCCAGCAGAAGCTGGACTCTCAATTGGATAAATTATAA